ACCGGATGGCCGCGCTTTTTTTATACTGGGCTTTATATAGAGGCCCATTTGGAGTGGGTTTTTGGCCCATTTGGACTAACCACTCTCTTTCCTCGTATTTTCTCTGTGGTTTCTTTTAACTTTAATTTAAAATCACTTTTAAATTAAATATCTTTTTTTTTGTGTGGTCAATTTCGACAGCTGTTCTGCATAATATATATACTGACGACGTGGGTAATTTTCGACCAAGTTACAGTGTTTAAGTCGAAATTGTTTTTAACTGCTTTTGATTTAAGAGCTCATGGACCTATTGAGCTACATTGCACGTGTACCATTTAAATTGATCGTGTGGAGTCAAATTTTACATAATTGTATGAACTGACATGCATATATATTTGGCCGAAATAGGAAATGAGCTCATTATTACGTGGTATACAGACAATATTTGAAAATGTATCCTACGAAGTATAGGCGTGTGTCTTTGTCTAGCCAACCACGTAATTATTCACGTAATACTTCGATAAGACGTCAATCAGTTTTCAAGCGTAATGACAACAAGCATCGAACGTTTCCAACCGGTAAGACAACGGATGTTTCCATGATGAAGGCCCAACGGATTCATGAGAATCAATATGGTCCAGATTTTGCAATGGTTCATAATACAGCAGTGTCTACATTCATTAGCTACCCTGATGTGGCTAAGTCTATGCCTAACCGAAAGAGGTCATATATTAAGCTAAAACGACTTCGTTTCAAGGGTATAGTGAAAGTGGAACGTGTTCATGCAGAGGTGAACATGGACTGTTTAGCGCCTAAGACCGAAGGAGTTTTCTCTCTGGTTATTGTGATGGATCGAAAACCTCATCTTGGACCATCTGGGGGGCTGCCTACTTTCGATGAGCTGTTTGGCGCCAGGATCCACAGTCATGGTAACCTGGCAATAGTTCCTTCTTTTAAGGATCGTTTCTACATACGCCATGTATTGAAGCGGGTGATATCAGTGGACAAGGATACTATGATGGTGGACATCGAAGGCGTTACAACCCTTTCTAGCAGGCGTTTTAATTGTTGGGCTGGTTTTAAGGACCTTGATGTAGAGTCTCGAAAGGGTGTATATGATAATATTAATAAGAACGCCTTGTTAGTTTATTATTGTTGGATGTCGGATACTGTATCCAAAGCATCCACATTTGTATCGTTTGATCTTGACTATATTGGATGAGATATATATAATAATAAAAATTTTATTTTAAATTTTTGGGCTGAGAACTATTACACTGACTCTTTATACATTCTTGGACAGTTGTCCTTACAAGTTCATTTAACTGGGCTATAGACATGGTTATGTTGGACTGCGCCCTGTTTGCACCAACTATAGATGCGCTCTCTCCCGGATCTAGAACGCTGGCTCCTAGCCTTTGCAGATCTCGATACGGATGTAACTCGTTTTCTATCTCTGACTCCCCTTCTGAATGGACCCAACCTATAGTACTCCTGGAAGCCCATGATTCACCAGGCCTTAGATCAATTGGGCCTCTGAGCCCAACTCTCGACATTGATGCGCACCGTATGGGCTTCCTCTCCCATTTGCCATAGTCGACGTGAGAGAAATCTACATCTTTATCGGTGAATTGCTTGGACAGGATTTTCACCGTTGGCGCTCTGAACGGAATGTCCACGGAATGTTTAGCCGTCGACAGTTTCAGCTTCCCTTTGAACTTGGCAAAGTGTGTCCGCTGATGAACATTTGTATCTGAAACTCTGTAATAGAGTTTCCATGGGATGGGGTCTTTTAGGGAGAAAAAGGAAGCTGAAAAATAGTGGAGATCTATGTTGCATCTTATCGGGAATGTCCATGACGCCTGTAGTGATTCGTTGTCTGTCATCCTCTTGTCATGAATCTCCACTATTACAGAACCGGTGGCGTTGATGGGTACCTGTTGCCTGTACTCAATTACGCAGTGGTCTATTTTCATACAGCTGCGACTGAGCCTCGCCGTTAACTGCGCCGCCGTCGAAGGAAATTGGAGTATTATCTCAGTTAGATCATGAGAAAGCTGATACTCATCCCGCTGAGACTCTATGTAATTGAAAGCATGAGGAGGATTCACTAATTGAGAATTCATTTATGAAAAATAGGCGCGCAGCGGCACCGCTTAGAGAATACGAACAAGAAAGTACAGATATAGGGTTTCGTCAGAAAGTTAAAGACCTATTAGTATTATCATTGAAGGTGACTCTCGAACGGGCAAAACGATGATCTCGAAGGGAGAATAGAGAAACAGTAGATTATTATGGAAGAGTCTGCTATGATAAGATTCAAGGATTATGATGTTTATATAGAGAAGATGGTAATGATGAGGCAGCAATTAAGATATATCAGATAATAAATAGACGCATTAATAAAGAAGAAACCTTTCCGTGGCATTTTGGTAAATATGATAGTGTCCACCGATTGAGCTCTCTCTAAAACTCTATATGAATTGGTGGAACGGTGGACAATATATAGTAGAAGCCTCATTTAACGGATTTGCAACACGTGGCGGCCATCCGCTATAATATT